TTTAAATCTTGGGTTAGGAATTTCAGCCCCAACGTCATCAGCAAGTTTATCAAAAGGTATAAACTCTGGCTCTTCAATTTCAATGCGACCTGTAGGGACAAGTGATTGGTTTTCTTTTATTGGTGGAGCGTCAGGGCCAACAAACTCTGGCAACTTAGGGCCAACAAACTCTTCTACAGTTTCTCCAGCAGCTTCAGCCTGGGCCTTTACATTTTTGTTTCCTTTGACAACTTTGACCACTTTAAATAAAGCATCAGTTAAACCACCAAGCCCTAAGCCCTCTAAACCATTTTTGAACATCCCTTCTGCTCTGCTATCGTTAGGATCAGATGCCAAGTATTCCGTTACTGGGTTTTGTAGGGAAGGGTATTCTTGCACTAGGTCAGACAGTCTAGCCTCTTGAGGATCAAAAACCAAAGCATCGGCAACAAAGCCAGCAGCATAAGGAGCGGACTTGGCAAGCCCAAGAGCTTTTGCGCCCTTCATAGCAGGTAAAAACCCTGTTAAGAATTGACTAACACCTTGAACTAACTGACCTGTTGTAGACTCAGGGTCGTCAATAGATATAGGCTCATAGTCTTCACCTGCTGTAGGCAACTGACCAAACACTGATTCCAGAGCTTCACCAGCTTCTTGGGTAGCTTTAAGAAATCCACCAAGTATTGCTCTAGGCGTTTCAATAATGCCTTCACCAATATCTTTAGCAACAGCCACAGCCTTCTCGCCAGTAGTTCTTTCTGGAGCAGGAGCAGGGGTAGGAGCTTGTCCAGCAGCTTGCGCTTTAGCCATTTGCTGTCTAGCTTTTTGAGAGAAAGTTAAATCAGCTCCCTCACGAGACAACAAGAAGTCACTAGCAGTATCATCAGCAGTAGCTTCAGGAGTCCCAGGTTGCGGCTTAGGAGCGCCAATAGGGTTTTCCTCTGCCTGTGCCTGCTGTGGAGTCATAAGTCCCAGAGAGATGCTTCCTGCGGCAAATAAGCTAACGCCATACTTCTTAGCAATATCTACAATCTTGTCGTCAAACACTACATAGTTGTAGGTAGCGCCTTTACGAGAAAAACGAGTCTGAGCATCTTTGTATTTAAAACCCTTAATGCCAGCATTGCTTAATATGTCGGCATACTCTTGAGGTTCAAACGTCTCTTGCAATACTCGCAAGACACTGTAGCCAGTAGCGTTTTCCCCACCTGGAGTATAATAATCTTCTGCATCCTCAAGCAAACCTTGCAGTTTAGGGTTAGCATTAAATATTTTTTCTACAAAAGGTTGATCCTGATAGCCTATAACATCATCTAGCTCTAAAAACTCTTCTTGCCTTGCTTTAATTTTAACTTCGTATAGAGAACCTTTTTCATATTTAAATTTACTTAAATCTTCTTCTTCAACAAGTTTTCTCAAATCTTTAAGGCCAAGCAGTCTATCACTTGTATCGCTTCCCGCTAGGGCCAAGTCGTCTAATTTTTTAATTTTTTCATCAATTTCTTTTAAAGCAGCCTCTCTAACTGGCTCTCCAGATTGCTCCAACTCTCTAACTTTTTGCAATAATAGTCCGTCAGGATTAGAAACCTCGTAATAAGGCCCAAGCCGAGGCTGACCATCAACATAATCTGCGGCATAATCCTCTACGTCAGACCTTAATCGTGGCTGGCTTCCGTCAATATGCCATCCTTTAGCCAACCCTTGATAACTTTCAGCAGTAATCTTTTGTTCAGCAAAGTACAATCCATGACCATAGGCTTGCGCTCCTTCACCAGTACCAATCTTGCTAGAATCAAATGCTCCAAGCTCATGGTCTGCAACAAACTCATAGTCAGCAGGCTCTAGGTCTGGATGCTGAGTCCAGTCAGGATATTGTTTCTTATCAACTAAAACTCTTTCGCCAGTTTTAAGACTAACAACTTCACTTACAGCAGGGAACTCAGAAGGAGTGCCATGAAATACAGTGATTTCTTCTTCAGGTATTTTGTCCCTAACACTTGCATCTCTAGCATCAGCAGCTCTCATAGCAGCTAAATCAGCTTCAGGAATAACTGGATCAGGAAGCAAATCAGGCATTGGCTTTGCAGCTTTTTCTACAGTTTCATCTAAGTCTTTACCAAGAGTTTTTGCAATTGCTTTTACTGGAAGTATTGGCACTTTATAATCCTTTCATTATTGAGTCGTAATCTTGTCGGAAACTATTATAAGCATTAACGGAATTAAAATAGCTATCTAGCTCTTCTGCAATACTATCGGCTTCAGCATCTGTAATATCTCCTGATTCAAGAGCCTTATACAAGTCGCTAGTTGGAGCCACAGCTTGCAAATAATTTTTGTAATCTGCTGCATAAGCAGGTCTATCTGAAGTAATTTTTTTGTTTGCCAATATTAACTCATTAGTAATAGTAGCAATGGTTTCGCCCTCTTGCATATTAGAAACTCGCTCAGCCCAAACAACCTGCAACTCAGATTCTATTACTAGATTTCTTGGATCATTGTACGCACCAAAACCTATATCAATAACATTTTTCTTTAAATGATTAGAGAAACGTTTTGCTTCCTCTGTTTGCAATATACCACCCTTCATTACACTACTCTGTATGCTTTTGAGCATGGTGCTTGCTGTACGAGTGCTAAGACTAGGGCTTCCTGCAACACTTTGAATTAGTATTGCAGCTTCTTCAGGGTTAGTCTGTATAAGGCTATTAATACTATCAACAACATCAGCATTGTCACTGCCCTTACCTGTAGTGGCAAACTGATTCTCAAGCGTATTAAACTGACCAACACTAATTAAATTATCTCTGCCCGCTTGCTTTATTTCTTCTATGCCCGCAGTGCCATCAAGAACTTTAATAGTTAGGCCAAGAGCATTACCTGCTTGAGCAAGTTTGAGATCAGCGGCTTTTTCTGCTTGTATTGCATCTTCTACTTTCTGGCTATTAGAAATGTCAGTAGTCAGAGTTTTAATGTAAGCCTCTCTGTTTTCCATACTCATGTCGGACGGTAAGTTGTCTTCAATCTGTTCAATGTATTCTAGCCCAGCTATGTAACCTTCATTTTCAACTGTATCGTTTAACTCCTTCCTAGAAAAAGCTACTAATACTTGCTCTTGATATTGATTTACAGCATAGGCTTTCTGAGGGTCTGTTAGGTCAGGGTCTGCATTAATACCGCCAACAACTTCAGTTATAGATAACCCTGCTGCGTCTGTGTTTCCACCAGCAATAAACTTAAAAGAATCATCGGAGGCAGTTTTTAACTCTAGTGCATAATTTGCTTTAGCATCGGCAAGGTCTTGAGTAGTTTCCTGTTCAATAATTCCTGTACGGTAAGCGCCAGCCAATAAATCAGCAGAAGCCATTACTTCAGTAGGAATATTTCTAACGCCAGATATTCCTTTAAAATAACCTTTAACAAGAGTGTCGTATTTATCTACATTGCCATCAGCTTGAACAGATATTCTAGTTAAATTTTGTCGAACGTCATTTTTAAACTGAGCATCAATACCTTTAATTAAGGCGTTGTTTCTAGCGTTAGCTCCCCAGCCAAACTGTTGCAGCTCAACTTCACCGTAAGATACCTCGCCAGTAGTAGCGTCAACTGTGCGTGACTCCTGAGCCTCCTTAGAGCCTTTCTTAGCGCTTTCAGCAACAATTATAGGTTTAGCTATGGCTACGCCTACATCACTCATAACCTGCCCTAGACCAGCCAGTGCTCGCATCTTGCCTGCTGCACCACTATCTATACCAGTAGGCTTAATACCCGACCCATAGACACCAATTCTTTGTTGTTTAGCCATTATAGTTCCAATCAGATGAGTAAGTTCCAGTTGCTTCAGTAGTTCCGCCACCGCTACTACCGCCTAAACTGCCTAAACCGCCAGATATTTGAGAAGCGCCTTGAAGCAATGACCCTGTTGCTGCCAATTTTGATGCTGATCGAGCATTTCGGCCTGCGCGTACCATTTGTGCCTGCTTAAGTCTGCTAGATAGTTTCATTGAGCCTTCACTTAGGCTAATGTCTTCAGCGCTCGACAAAGCAATACTAGCAGGAGTGCCTTCAGCTGTAATGCCAGACATACCTAATCCTACAGCATTAGCAGCAAGCGCACGATTTAGCTTTTGTTGGCGTTGTAGTTCTTCACCTTCAGCGGCTACACGCTCTGCTTCAGCAGCTCTCTCCATGTCTGCTTCTTGTTGCTTACCCGCAGTTAATTGCGCGTGAACCGATAAGCCTGTACCTACTCCCGCTAATACTAATGCCGTTATTGCAAAACTCATTTAAATAACCTCTTGCTCTACTAGAGCTGCTTCTATTTCATCAATATTTGTTAAGTGTGTAGGATGATATGTGACCCAAGTACACCCTGTTTCGCTATATATAACACGCTTAGTTCCTGGGACTGTTTCGCCCAAGTACGGAGCTGTAATATTCTCTCTCTCGTAAACGCTAGATACTTCACACTGGCCAGATACTAGACTAAACAGGTGCTTGGTTTTATGTAAAGCTCCTACAACAATACAGCCCGCAGGCATTATCATTTCTCTTGCATACATTCCGTCAGAAAAGTGATGCCTTGTTACTACGGGCGCTTGTGGAAAATCCTTCATTATTTCTTGTAATTGGTAAATACTATCTTGCGTTACAACATCATTCACGAAGACTCAACCTCATACTCAATTGCTTGTATCTGGAATGGCATGGACAGCGGGCTAGTTATTAAAGGAGATACATCTACATCCCAGCCTTGACCGCCATTATTATCCTGTACTATACCTGAAACTGGCGTAATAAGAACATTTAAACTGTTTGTTTCTTCTGGCCCCATGTGCCTAATAGGAACAGGGTTTCCATCAATATAGACTGAAGAAGACTCATAGAACCTTACATTCATGCGGATAATTTTCTTTTCGTGCATGACATTCTGGCCACTTCTAGTTCCAGAATTTGTATTAATAGCCATGGTTTTAACAGCAACATTAAATGGCAAACCTACTTCATATTGCTTGCCCATTTCTGATGGTGTTAATGTAATTTTTCCGGCTGAAACTACCCTGCTTGGCAAGTGAGTTCTAGAGCTTGGCCCAGGTGTAAGCGGGTTTGACGGATCGTATATTTCTTCTTTAATAACTGTAACGGTCTTACCTTCTAAATAACTAAGCCCATCAATAACGCCATCTGACAAAGTACCTTCTACTTTAACAGAAGAGTCTAGCATTCTTTCAAAATCCCACTGTTCAATATAAGTAACGCCATCACGCTCAACTGCTGTAAAAATATAATCACCTACAGCAGTGCAATTTCTTATTGCGCCATCAGCATGAATAAATTTTGTCCAGCCATTAATATCTTGCGACCTTAATGTATTTAAGACAGCAGCACTGCCATCTGCATTAACAACAAATAACCAGTTAGAATCTTCAGTAACTGATCCATTTAACATGCAAAAATCTACAGGTCTTTGCAACAAATGAGAAGAAAGAACCGATAAGTCATTAGAAGTATATGCATCTTCATTAAAGTTATACAAATATTGACGCAATGTTTTTTCATTAGAGTCTACAAACAAAGTAGCTCCATCGGTTGAAACAGGCTCTATGTCTGCTGAGCCATGCTGTGTCTGAGCTTTTATTACTATGTTAGACGGTGTACTGCCTTCCAAAATAAATTCAGCTCCAGATGTAAATATTTGCAGCCCTCTGTCTGGGTTAAGATCAATAATACGAGTAGAAGATTTAGAGTCAATAGTTACAGCGATACCTTCGTCGTCTTCACCTCTTTCATAAAAGAAATCAAATAAAGCTCCGGCCCTGCTTGCAAACAAACTTTGCAGCCTAGATTTTGTTGAGCCTATCCATAATCGACCCTGATAAAAAACACCCGTTCTTGGGTATCCTCTTTGATCAGACCATACATCTTCAGATCGCGAAGCTCCTTGCTGCGTAATGCTGCAAGCTATAGAAGCGTCAGCATCCCCGCTAGTAGCAAACCCTACAAATAACTTATATTCCCCTGCTGAGTCTTCAGCCATTGTAACTGTGTATTCTAATGTCCCAGTTCTTGCTACGCTTATACCTGAAAATCCAAATGTCGGCATATCCTGTAAGTTTTTCTGCAAATTAGCCGCAGTAGAAAGCTGCTCTGCCGAAGTAGAGTCTCCAGCAAATACAATATCTTTACTTATTACACCGTTAACAGAAACCTGATAATTTTCACCAACATCAAAGTCAGTAAAGGTTAGCGTTTGAATTGCAGAAGCAATAGGAGGACTAAACCTATCATCATAATCATACTGAGGAATATTAAATAATGGAGCGTCATCAAGTTGCCAGTTATTTTCTGAAAGTCTAGTTAATCTTTTAACTGGATAATCTTCGTGGAATAACAACATTATATTTTCTGTTGCTGCAATTCTTACCTGTGGCCACTCCTGTAAAAAAGAAGAGGTAAAGCCATAAGGGGTTTTAATGTCAATAATTGTTTCAGTTTCTACAACTGAAGATTGCCCGAAGTTATCAGTAGAGATATGTTTAGCTCTATAAACTCTAAGGTTTTCGTGAGTAAAAGAAAGAGCGTATCTATTTGTATCCGATACGTTAAACTCAGTTAATTTAGGATTAGCGACCCAGCTTGTTATAGTGGCTGCGCCAGAAGTTATTGTAGTTAATCCTACGTTAAATTCACCTAATTCAAACCTATTAACATTGGGTCCAGCAGCTTTATATATGCGCCAATAACGAGCCTTTACACCACTATAAACCCTGAAATTCCTACCTGCACTGCCATTAGTGTAAAAGACCTCCTCATCAATAACGGCTAAGGTATCCCAGCTAACGCCTCCTTGCGAATATTGAATTGAAAGATCAGCGCCATAAACCCAAGGCGCATCAGTCCAACGAGCATTTAAGATGTCTATAAAAACAACTTCTGGCCTCTCAGTCCCTAAATCATATTGGGCAATAACAGCTTCGCTTGTCGCGATAACATCTGTTTGCGTTGTAGTAAGAGGGTCGCCATCATTAATTACAGTCCTATCGCCACCGCTAGGCATTGTAGGGATTACTGTAGAGCGATCTCCGCCACTTACCGCTTTACCTAGAGACTCGTTTCCAGGTCTTCGCTTAAGCCCGCCTTGAGGGACTACAAGAACATTTTCAGCTTGTTGAGCGCCAGTGTAGTATTGGTCGAGATCGGTACGGCCATAAAGTAAAGGCGAAAGTTCTCCACTAGCAAAATTAGATTGCATGAATTGTGACTTTGGCATATAACTTTATACCCTAATAATAGAAATTTGTGCAGCGTAAGAGCTTGGAGCAAATGAAGTTGCAGCAGAAGCATCTAGCCAACCAGCAACATCACTAACTGCCCAGTTAGCCTGAATGTAGTCACCAGCATTTAATTCCAAAGCAGCAGATACTCCAAGAGTACCCAAGACATTATTATCTTTAAGTCCTGATCGAACCGACTTTGAATTACTCTCTCCATTGATAGTTGGGAAAAAGTAAAACGTCTTTGCGGATGCTGAAGAAGACTTGAGCTGCAAGTTGCCTTGAACCAAATAAGTACCGGCCTCAGTAAACTCAATCTTGGTGTTATCTGAGACATTACGCTTAATTGAACCATTCTCAACAGCCAAATCCCAAGGAACTTGATAGGCAGTATCTGGGTCGGTAGCAGTCTGGGTAACGCTGGCAGTAAAGATTGCACTACCAATGTTAGGAGCAGTCATCGTGTCTCTTACTATTGCAACTGTATCCTGAGCAACAGCAGTTACACGCAACATAAAGGTGTTAGCAATAGACCTTACAAGAATAAAGTCATTTACGTTCAAAGACCCAAACGCCTCTCCAAAATAGTTATCAGGGAGAATGTCATCCCATGCGTCATTCGTGTGGTAAGTCCACCAAGATGGAGCTGTAGTGCTACCACCATGTCGGCTAAAGTTATTAAAATTAAAAGCCATTAGTACCTCACGTTAATAAATGGGCGATCCTGGATAGGTGTCTGGGGGTGTTGCTGCGAGTCAGTGAAGCGAGCCATACGACTAGCGTTAAGATATTGATTAGCCAGTAGTTGCATCGAAGAAGCACTGTCACGAATGGAAGGAGCAAAGTCCATAGCTAAGGCATACTCAATCATTTTAGCAAAGTATGCAGGCCATGCAGCTTCTGAAACATTAGCAATGTAATCGCAGTAAAGCGCACCACTGTAGTTACAATAAGCCTTGTCTCCAAGAATTTGATATGGAATGCTAGGGTCTAGCTTAATAAGAGTCAGCATATCAGACGGAAGCTGATAGATAGACTGCCATTCTGTACCGACAGGAATATCAGTAGTCAATGATAGTTGAGCTTGTTTGCGAGAAAATCCCCAGCGAAATTTAGACAGTTCGTTTTGTACAATATTGTCATACAGGCTAGTGGCTACAACCTGAGCGCGAGTACCGCTAGTCAGGGATGTCAGTGGCACATCGCCAATAAGAATAAGAGCATTATTAATTAACGATAGCTTGCTTGCCATAAAAAACCTTTATATGTAAAGAAAGGGGCCACCGAAGCAGCCCCATTCAGTTTTACTACTTAGTCGGCAATTGTAGTGCCAGTAGCGTGAGTAACTACGCCAGCAGCAGTAATTGTCTTAACGTATGTAATGTGAGCATACGAAGTACCAACCTGACGACTAATATTAATCATATCGCCTTTCTGAAGAACGTCAGCAGCCTCATTAAAGTACCCAGCAACCTTCAGCACTGGGCCGTTAGCGTCTGTGATAAGCTCAGAAGCATTGTATGACCAGATAGTACCGCCATCTCCAATACCGCCAACACGAGACAGATTTTGTAAATTATAAGCCATGATAATATTCCTTATGCAGTTTTGTCGTATTGAACTTTAACGATACCAAGACCGTCACGAGATACGGCACCAGCCTTCAGCATACCGTTACACAACCAAGAAGTGCGATCAGCAATCCAATCAACGTCAGTCTTGATGTCGATACCGATTGCAAGACCAACAGCGTCCTGAGAGAAGAAGTATGAATCAACGATGTCAGCAGCTTCAGTCAAACCACCTTCAGCACGATCTTCGATAACTACGAACTTAAAGCCACCGAAAGTATCAACGTCACCGTTGACCAGAGCTTTAACATTGTTGTAGTCAGAAGAAGTGATTTCTTCTTGGTTAAGCAGACCA